ATCTTGATCTGTAATAGTTAAACTTAAATTTCCTATTTGATCTGGTGGTAAATTAATTGTATCTTCTACTGTTATTGTAAATGTTGCCATATTTTATTTTATTATTTATGAATAATTATAAGCCAGTAAGGACTGTACATGTATATTGTTGGGATAGTTTACCACTAGGAGTTGTTTTAAGAAATGTAGCTATTTCATTTTCTACAGATATAAAAATATTTATTTCTCCGTATGTAGTACTTAAACTTTCATCTTCATATAATTGTGTATCTATAGGGGGAATAGTACCATTAGAACCTTCAGTATCATTAGCATTGTAGTAAAATTTCATAAGAGTATTTTCAGGTATTATACAAGCACTAGAACATAATATACCATAAAAATAATAAGCAACATCTGGATCTGGATCTGGATCATCTGGATTATTAATTTCAATACATGTATTATAACTTACTTTACCATCACTATCGGTATTTAAAAATATATGAACGTTATTAAAATCAAATTTTTTAAAATGATAAGATTTATTAGAAGGAGATAAAGTTAAAGTAGAATTTAAATATACTTTAGTACCTTCTACAGGTTTTACATCTTGCTCAGATTCATAATATAGGGTTATAAAATTAGTTTCAGGTTCTTTACATAAAAATATAGAAGGAGCAGGTTTTACTTGAATAGATCTAATAGGAACAGAAGCTGGTTTTGTACATGTTTTAATTTCAATAACTAACCCATTGGAATTAGTTATAAAATAATAATAAACTCCATTTAATATTTTATATAATCCTGTAAAACTTACTAAAGGACTTTCTAAACTATTAGAAATATAAACAAATTTATTTATAATAGGAAATTCTCCTTCTCCAGTATGGTAAAAAATTTCAGAGTCAGAAGTTAAATCATCAGGAAAAAAACTATTTAACCCACATATATTTACATTACTTTGATCTAATACTTCAAATTCTACAAAGTCTATTCTTTGACAAGTATCTATAGATTGTATAATAGAGTTTACTATTTTGTAAGAATAATCAAATTCATCATCTTGTTTGAAAAATACAAAATTTAGATTAGAACTATAAGGTATTAATCCATTAATATCCTCATATACTATATCTCCTACTTTAGGCTCTACACTACCTGAATAATAATAAGCTCTATTTTTTATTGCTATAAGAGGATTTTCTTGTTTATAACATTTATTAGATAAAGGATTTGAACCTGTAAATCTAGGAAATGTAGGTAATATTACTCTATTATTTGTTATATTAAAATTTGCCATATTACTGTACCCAAATTAATGATCCTTCATCTCTAGCTGAAAAATCTATAGTATCTGTTGAAATAGAGTCTACATTAGGCCCTACGTGTTTAAAATCTCCTGCTATTAAATCTTCTCTTGTTATTATATCTCCTTCTTGAATTGCTATTCCATTTAATAAAAATACTCCTTGATTTGAACTAGATATACCATCTATTCTAATTGCGTCTATTAAATCATTTTCTGGATCACTATAAGGAGGAGACATTAAATTAGTAAACATTGTTAAACCTAAAGTAAGCTCTGTTCTGTTACTAGTAGTAATAAATACATCTCCTATTTCTGCAGGTTCATTTTCAACATATACTGAATTAGTTATTGTTGCTGTCTTAGTAGTACTAAAAAGATTTTTACTATCTGAAACTTTAAAATCAAAAGAATCATTTACTTCATCTTTATATAGTTTAGTTACAAAAATATTATTATCGTCTAAAGGTATTACATATCTTAAATTAAATACGGTGGTTTTAACTCCAATATTTTCCACAGGTAATATACTTAATTCTATAGGAGCTGTTATTTCTACTCCATTAAAAAATAACTTTCCTGTATTTAAATTATTAGGAAGTATTAATATATTTTTGTATATATCATTATTTACATCTTCATAATTTTCTATAAAAGGTTTTATTCCTATATTAATAACTCTGTTTCCATCTATATCTAAATCAAAATCTTCAACTGTTGGTGCAGTGTTTTCTCCTGAAGCTACTGCTATAGGACTTATGATTTTATAATTACATAATATATCAGGATATTTATATTTTAAGTGGTATGCTAAATCTTTTAATTCTCTATTTTCGTTGTTTAATACTGCAACATCATTAGTGTAGTCAATGTAATACATTACTAAATTAAAAAAGTATAGTACTGATAAATCTAATTTACCATATACTTTACTTTTTTCTATTTGTTTATTTATACTTGTTACTAAAATTTGTTTATTGATCATTATAACTTAGATAAGTAGTATTTATTAAATTATTATAGTCTCCACAAGACTTGCATTTTTCAGAGCAATATCTTTTTAAATTATTTATTAAATTTATAGCTTCTTGTACAAAACCATTTGCAGATGCAATTTTTAATCCTTCTAGTGTTGTTTGTGCATTTATTAATGGTAATGATTTTTCTTTCAAGCAATCATCACACTTGTTAATTTTTAATACTTTATTTAAAATACATTCCTCATATCTTAATAAGCTAGGAATTAATTTTGTAGATATTGTATTAGGATCTATAACTTCTATGAAATATAATCCATCAAAGAATGCTAATCCTAAATCAGATGCTAACAGCACTACTGATTCTGTTGTCTGACCACTTACATTGCTCATTAGATCAACTGCTAAACTATAATTTTTGTAAGTATCTTCTGTAAACAAATAAAAAGAATTAACTAAAGAAGCATCATCTATTTCTATTGTTAATTCTGTTTTGTCTAATGATAAACTAAGTGAAGTAATTTCCATTTATATTTTTTAATTAAAAAGGGAGAAAGTAAACTCACTCCCTTTTTGTTAATTTATGTTAATTATGCAGTTGCAAGATCTGCAGGTACTTTAGCTGATCCTAAAGTAGTTCTTAATTGTGCTAGAAAACTATTAACATCTGCATTAGAAGCTAAATTAGTTCTTTCAACTAAAATAGTCATTACCTTTTGTTGCTTTTCTACAGTTGGAGATTGTCTATCTGAAAAATATTTAATGTGTACTACATTAAAAGTTTGATTAGCTGTAGCAAAGAAAGGTATTCTATTACCAAAATCTGCAGGATAACCTGTCTCACGGTAATGTGGATATTTATATCCTTTAGTAAACCATTCTAAGTTAACTGCATACTTACCAGTACCTGTTCCTGGAAACCCATTAGTAATTGTAGCAATAGTTACATTGTTAACATTTTCTGCAATAGGATCTGCTGTTCCATAAATCTTATGGTTTACTTGAAATCTTACAGGAGTTCCTATAATCTTACCTGCTACTGCTTTTTGAAAAATAGAAGTAATAGTTACTTGATATTCTCCAGCATTACTACCATCTTCAGCTGCAACTACTGCAAGCTCATCTCCTCCTCTACGAGATAGATTTAAATTAATACTATTTGCTAATCCATTTGCTACTGTTTCTGCAGTATCAGATGCTCCAGTTTGGTAATAACCTGATACAATTGCAAAATTTTCAGAAGAAAGTGATCCACCAACTTCTAAAATTCTAACTTCTAATATATACGTTGCATTTGCAATAATAGAAGAATCTACATAATTTCCTACACGAACCTGTTTCTCAACTGATTCTTCATACTCTTTTAGAATTACTTTATCAACTTTAGCAGGATCTACTAAATCAGTAAACTGAGTAATCAATACATCTCCTTCATCTTGGAGTACTCTAAATTTTTGTCCTTCTGCGTCTACTGCAACTGACGTATCAGCTACTTTAACTACAGAATCAGCTACATTTGCATTAGTTAATACAACTAGCTCTTCCACTTGGTTTGGCCCAAATACACTCATCTTTTTTAATTTTTAATTAATATATATTTATTCATTTCTACTATTCATCTGAGTTTTTACTGGTAGTAATTCTGGTCTATAATCTGCCAAGGCTAACTCTACTGCCCTATCTAATATTTCTCTATGCATACTATCATTTAATTTACAAGAAGTAGAAGAAGATTCTCCATTTATAGATAAACTTTCTCCTGAAAACGCTGTATTAAAATCTCCTAGTATAATAGGACTAGGGTACTTTACATATCTTATATTATATTCTATAATATTAAAAGGATTTATAAGTTCTACAACTATGTAATCTAAACCTTCACTACTATAATCAAGTCTAATTATTTTATCTTTATCTGCTTTCTTAAAGGGATTATTTTTAATTACATTGTACTCATCATAAGTTTCTGGTCTAACAGATACTTTTCTAGTCTGACCTCTTATTTCTTCGTCTGTTAAAGAAATAGAATTACTGCAACTTATTTTACCACTTTCTTGCAATATTAAAAAAACACTTTTAGGTATTTTAAAAAATCTAGATTGATCAGATATAGCATACTGTTTAAAATTATCATTTATTTGAGAACTAAATGTAGAATTGTAACCTTTTATTAACTGAGATAGGTCATTCCTTCGTTTAGAAGAGTTTTCAAACCCATCTTGATACTTATTACCTTTAGGATTAAAATAATTCTTTACAAGCTCTTCCTGTGCCTTTGTTAAATATACTGATTTCTCATATAAATCTATACTAGGTGCAGCATTTGTAGCTATACTATTATATAGTATATCAAATTCATTACTAAATTCTAAATTAGTCATTAATCAGTTTTTACAGTTATAAAGTCTCTTATTTCTTGATTTTTTGGATCTCCTAAAAATCTTACTGCTTTATTAAAACTTGCTACTTCTCCTTTACCTGCTAACTTAATACCATCTTCTGTATATAGCTGCTTACTTTTAGTAATTATAATTCCCTTACTTATACCTTTTCTTACAAGTACTTGTGTTTCAAAAGTTGGATCTTTTAATAAGCTCAAGAATTTTGCAGGGTCTGAATCTACTTTCTTCTCTACTTCTCCTTGAATCCATTCTAACTTAGAATCTGTAGAAATTTGTCTATCTTGTAGTATAGAAATTACTCCTAACAGCATTTCTTTATTATCTTCAATTGCACTATAAGCTTTCCAAGCATCTTTTACAACATCAAGTTTTTTCTTATCTTCTGATTTAACTTCATCTTCTCTAGTAATTGCAAATTGATAAGTTTGCTTTTGGTTTCTACTTTTCCAATCTGGTGCAATATCATTAGAATTTGCTAGTAAAATTTTCAAAGCAATAAAATCAAATGCTTGTGAAGTATCAAAAATATTTTTAGATGATTGTTTAAATAAACTTACATACTGTGTATGCCAAAATTCTGAATATGCAGATAATTCTAATCCTGTTTCTTTTTCTAAAAAAGCTTTTTCTTGAGGAGTAAATAAATTTTTAACTACTCCACTTCTTAAAGCAGGAGCACAAAATCTCTTTACTGAATTTTCTAACATACCACCAGCAATAATGTGATTATCTTCCACATGTGCTGCCATTCCTTTTTTCCTTTTAATAAATTTTACCTCTATTTTTTCGTTAGGTAAAACAAATTCTTCCTTACTCTCCTTTGCCATTATTTACGTTTTAGTTATTTAAAAAAAAGGAGCGTTTATGGCACACTCCTAAAAGCCTTTCAATATTATGCTGCCATATTAAATTTCAGCGTTGCAGTTCTAGAAGAATCTTTAACCATACTACCAGTCATGCACATTGCAGTCATAATAGCGGAATCTTCCATGTGTTGCATTTCACCACCTCTACGTCCAGTAAAAGGATTACGAATACCACCTTTATATCCTCGGAGTTCTTCTTCTCCTTTAACTTTAATCTTTTGGATATTAGGTTCATCCATATCTCCGATATAAAGAATATCATAACGATATGATTCAACAACTCCTCCATCTGGATGAAGAACTTTGTTTCTAACTTTATCGTCATACATAGGATCTACCTCTAACATTACGTGAATGTTGTTTGGTGCTTTCCATTCTGTAAATTGGAATCCAGCTGAGAATGCATTACTATGTAACTTAGAACTAGCTTTTTGAATTGCATTTTGATTTGTATTATCAAATCCTACTGCCATCCATCCAGAAGCTTCTGCTGTTACTGCTCTGTGGAATTGAGCTGCTCCTCTTTCACCTGTTCTAAGAACAAACTTACGTTGAGAAAAATCTAGCTTACCTTCAGATAATTCGTGTAACATATCTTCAAGTAGTCTGATAGAAAACTTAACATATCCAGTTGTATTAGATACTTCCATTTGTTCTCTAATTCCAGAACCTGCTTTAATTTCAATATTTGATGGGCCCTTATTAAGGAAACGTCCATTAGTATCTCTGTTTGTTTTACCAAACATTAAAGTTCTAGCTTTAATACGAGATAGTTGACGCTCAAATTGCCAATATACTTCTTGCATCCATGTTACAGACTTGTGTACTTTACCAGTACCATCAGTTGTTTCAATTCCTGCAAAATAAACTGGCTTAGTTTTCATATCAATCATTGCACCAGATGCTTTGTGTTCCATACGTAATGTAGAAACAGAGTTTCTCATTAAGTAAGGAGAAGTAAAGCTAATACCTGCACCTTCAGTAGAAAGTTCATCTTCTACGTAAGCGGATTCAATACTAAATGCATTACCTGGTACAAATTCATCTCCTGGAGCACCAGCAAGACTCTCTTCACCGCCAAATAATTCTGCCTCATATACATAAACACCACCCTCTTCAGAAGGTTCTCCTAATAGTCTATATTGATAATCATCAGGTCTGATACCACCTAGTACATGTACTTTGGTGAAAATCTTTTCTTCAAATACCAATTCTATTACACTTCTCATAGCTCCTACACCTGTATCAGTGTCTTCTACTACTACGCCATCTACTCTAGCTTCTACTAAAGGAATGTTTCTTTCATCACTACCTACTAACTTCCATACAAAATCATCGGATGTTTCCAATACTTTTTCTGGGAATTTAGATAAAGTAGTATCAAGATTCTTCATACCCGCATTTTGAAGTAAAACAGTAGTTAGCTTACTAGCCAACTGTGGTTTAGCTCCAAAAATAGAACCGATATGGTTTTTAAGAGTTAGTCCTGACCAAGACTTTCCCTTTGTCATTACAAATTTTCCAATACTCATAGTTATTATTTATTTTAATTGTTTAATTGTTTAAATATTTAATTCGTCTCCAATACCATTATATGAATTCTTATCATTCAGAAAATCAGGAGAACCTGAGTTTTCAAAATTCTTATTACTTCTTAATGCTTTTTCAAAGTTAGAAGTAACTTTACTTTCAGTTGTATTCATTAATTTAGAAAAATCTGAGAATCCTTTAGTCATCTCATAAAGATAGTAAAGTTTAGTATCAAATTCAATGGGATTTGATCTTCTTTGCTGCATTAGTTTATTTTCAGGAATACCATCTTGGTTTTTACCAACAATTCCTGTCATAGTACTATACATTCTATCTTTAATTTCTTTATTAAGTTTTACACCCTTAATAATTTCATCAGTATTATATACTGAATTTTTTAGATCATTATCAATTTTTTCTTGTGATTTGATTTGATCTTGTCTTTCTGCATCTCTTGCTTCTTGATGCTTAGCAAAGTTTACCTTTTGAGTTTCCTTTAAACTAGAAAGAGATTCTATAGCATCTTCTAAAACTGAATCGTCTCCTAAATCTACAGATTTATTTAATATTCTAGTTGCTCTCTCTTCAGACATACCTTGAGCCTTATAATCTTCTAAGATAATTTGTTTACTTAGTTCCATATTAGAACTTAGTGACTCTTCATCTACAGAATCTAAAGTATCTACAGTATTCTTGTAATTCTGGTATTCTTGTAATGATACTCCTTTCTCTAGAGCATCAAACCCTTCTTCTCCTAATTTTTCTTTTAAGTAAGATTGGCTCTGTGTACTAATTTCTTTCCTGATAACATTTGTTAAGTCCTCTTCAGACTTAATGTCATCAGTTTCAGAATTAAAAGAAGAAAGTAATCCCTTTTCAGCTAGCATAGTTGCAAAGGAAGTAAAAATCTCGGGAGAGTCACCATCTGAATCGGGATCATCTTCTTCATCATCATCTTTATCTTTCTTGCTAACTACGTTCTCTGGATCATCATCTTCTTCCTCTTGGTCATCTTCTTCAGAGCCTTCAGGTTTTTTATCATCCTCATCAGCTGGATTAGAGGCATCATCCTCTTCTCCGTCTATATCTTTTTTAATATCAAATGGGTTATCTTCTTCTAAATTTAGTTCAATACTATCTTCTTCCCCAAAGATACCCATATCAAATTCGTTCTCTTTACTCATCCCTTTATTTTTTTGTTAATACAAATATACAACTTTAATGCTGAATATTTAGTTTATAATTAAATTTATTATAAATTCCTTTTTAAAATTCATAGCTATTTCGTAACTTTGTTTTTCTTAGATACAGCTATTTTTTTGTCTTCTCTCTGCATTTTATCATTATGCATTTTCATTTTAGCTTCTAATTCCTTAATATCATTTAATTTTTGATCCCTAACTTTCTCTCTTTCTAAGTTTAATTTATCTTCTGCAATAGGATCATCTATTCCATCTTCATTACCTTCATTACTATTTTGACTAATAAATATTTTAGTTTCATTATCTCTTATATTAGTAATATCTTCTAACTCAACTTTTCTATCTTCTCTATCTTCTTTTCTTTCACTTAATGCAAAGTCTTGTTTTTGCTTTTCTTGAGCTAGTTTATTAGCTTCTTTATTTGAAGCTTCTGCTCTTTCTTGCATTTTGCTTTCTGCTTTTTCTAATTTCTTTCTCATTTCAGAAATACTAGAACTAAAATATATATCAGTAACAGTAGATAAAGATCCTCCATTTTGTAAGAAAGCTTGAGTATGTTGTTTCATAATTTGTTCTAACTCTGTAGCTTTACTAGAATTAGTTAGTACTAAACCATAATCAGCTTCAGAAAGTGAATCATCAGAAAGTTCTAACAACTTAATAGTTTGATCATCTAACATAAACTGAGCTTTCTTCTTATTATCTTTTAAAGCAATTTTAGCTGCTTCTAAAAAAGCTGTTAATACTCTAAGTTTAACATCATCGTGTTTACTAAACCAATACTCAGTAATATGAGAAGATTGGTTAACTGCTCTTTCTACTCCTCCTACTGTTTCTCTATTAGATATTTGACCTTCTCTTTGTCTTGATACACCAGCAATCTCTCCCATTTCCATCTTGATGAATTCTAGAAGGTTCATGTGTTGTTGTATATAGTTACCAGTCTCCATATCAATAGATCTACCTCCTATATTATTCATACCACCTGCAAGCTTACCAGTAGATGCACCTTTGTTACCTTCTTTAAAAGAATCAACTACAGCAATCTTATTAGTTACAGCAAAGTGCATCCATTTCTCCATTTCCCAGTTGTCTGGAATTTTAGATATATCTAATTCAAATATTTTACCATAGTTAGTAGCAATAGCTTTATTTAGTCTATCCCATATAGCATCATACATGTACTGGTAGTTTTTCATCCTATCAACTAGTGATACTGCCCTACCTTGGTTAGTATTATAAATTTCTCCAACTATACCTGGATTACAATAAGAAGGATTACTAACTTTATTATATTGTACTTTTCTAGGTTTCATTTGTATGTAAATATCTCTACCTAATTTAGTACCTTCCCACCATTCATTAATCCAAAGATCTTTTGCTTCTTCTCCTTTAGATTTATTTAGTATATATTCTTCTGATCTGAACTTATATTGTTCATCACCAAATTCATCATAGTATTTTACTTTTTTAACTTTTTTAAGTGACTTCCAATATACTCTTAATATTCTTATATTACCATTTTCATCTGTATAATCAGAACCAAAGTAATGGCCATTAAGTTCAGCTACATTAAACATGTCTTCAACTCCATTGCCACCATTATCCATTCCTACATAACCATCTCTTAATAGTACATGATTATTTTCATCATCAGAATAGTTATTAGTAGTACGTTTAGAAGCATATTCCATTATATGATCTATATCGTCAGGCTTTAATTCCTCATAAAAAGTATCTACAATTTTACCAGGACTCCAATGATCTTCTAATATAATTAAATTAGCATCTTCTATTTTATCTGATTTACTACTTCTAACACAGTGTACTTTTAAAGGGTTTAACTTAGTAAGTTCAGGTTCATCAGAAACAATATCTATTTGATATATTTCTTCTGCCATAATCAAAGCATCCTTAAATCCATTATTAAACATTCTTGGAAAGTTCTGTTCCGCAGAATAGTGTTGTAATATTTGAGTAGCTAATCTTTCTCTAATATCCTGATAATCATATTTAAGGAAATCTTCTAACTCCGCATATTTTTCTTCTAATTCTTCTTTAGAGTATTCTTTATCAAAGTACTCTAACATTTTTTCTTTAAGCTGTCCTTTTAAATCTTCTTCTTTTTTACTAATAGCATCATGATTAGTTACCAATACCTTATAATCAAACCTTCTGTTAATTTCTTCTCCTACTAATAAATCTACTTTAGCATTCATTACAGGATGATGAGGAATATTATCAGGAATATAAGAAGCTTCCATACCATGTGGATTAACTGTTGCCTTTAAATCCCTAACATCTACTATACCATTATAAAGATTTAAGTTTATAATCTTGTTTCTAAGAGTTTGTCTTACAGATTCATTATGATAAAAAGAAAACTTATCAGCTACATCAACATTTTCTTTCCTCCACTCTTTAGTTTTTTTACTATAGGATAATCTTTGTAATGGTTGTTTATTATATCTCATGTTAAAAGTTTGATTATTGCAAATATAATATTATTTATAATATTAACAAAATTATTCATTATTTTTATTAATTATCTGAATACCCTTCCATAGCTCTTTTAGTTTCTCTATCTTTTACATTAGTATAGTTTTTACTAAAGAATGGATCTTCGGATAATTGCTTTAATTTCTTATCTTTATTTTCTTTTGCTTGTTGAGTTCTTTTCTTTCTTTCCTCTCTAAGTATCATTAACATACCCATAGATGAGATCCTATCAAAGTTACCATCAGCATTCCATTTAATAGCTTCTTCTATATAACCAAAACTCCTAATCTTGTGCAGATTCCATATATTATCTTCTCCATAAGAATCTGACATCATCCATTCTGCTTGTAAATCTCTACCTAGCTTATTAATAGCTGCACTAGCATGTGTACCTTTAGCTTTGTTACCATACTGTCCAGTAAGTTTTACTAGCTCCATATCTTTTAAAATTTGAGGAGTATCACATAGTAAGTATAAACAATTTCTATTAGAGAAATGAGTAAATAAGCCTTTTAGGTTACTTTCATAGTTTGCTTCAGCATTATAAAAAAGTAATAGCTTTATAGTTATATTGTAAGCTTCTTTTATAAGTTTAGGTCTACCAGTGTATTCTGCAACTACTCTATCTGTCCAAGAGTCCATTATAAATACGGAATACAAGGAATTTCCAGTATCGGAATCTACAGGGTCAATGCCTGCTATATACCTATCTCTAAATACAATACCATTACCATTCTTTTTAGGCATTTCAAATATTTCAACAGCTCCTGTCTTATCATTAGTAGCTAAGTCATATCTTCTTAATGGAGTTATATCAGAATTAATTTTCCATTTAATATTTCCATTTGATTCTGTAATTAAATCACCTACATAGTGGTTTGACAAGAAGTTTTCTTTGTCTACATATATATCTTCAAAATATGTCTTTAAGTCTGCTACAGGGAATACAGTACCTTCTGTACGCATGATAGCTTCTTGAGGAGTAATAGGTTCTTCAGCTTTCTTCTGTGTAATAGTAGATGAATCAGAAGAACTATATTTAACTTTAAATCTATCTGTACAAATCTCTATTAATGCTTTTATAATATCTGGCTCACCTTGATTTTCATCATAACACCTGTTTCTATTTAGATAAGCACCCCAAAAGAATCCACATTCTATCTGTGGGTTAGAGTTCCTATCATATACGTTAGATACTCCTAATATATTATAAGCATTAGGATTATAAAATAGTTTTTCAGATCCTTCAAATGAAGCACCTTCTACTCCACCTGTTCCTCCTGCTAACATAAATCCAGATGCAACTCCTCCATCTTCCACAGCTTTTCTATTAACGTTCCAAGCTTTTTCTAAATTAGGGAATAACCCATCTTCCTCATAATGTATAAAAGGCCCTCTAATACCCCTTGCTTTATCAGGATTATCTTTTAATGATATTCCATATATAGAAGATAACAATCCTTTACGAGAGCCATACTCATCTTCGTACCCAAGTTGAATCTCCATAGATCTCTTACCATCTACTAATCTCATTCTAGATAAAGGAGTATGCTCTGCAAGCCAGTCTAATGTATCTAATACTTTACCCCATATACCTTTATCTCCAGATAAATATCCTTTTTCTGAAGCTAAGTGGAAATTAGGATTACCAGATCCAGGATAACAATATAGATTTCTAGGACTCCATGATGCTGCTTTAAAGGAGAATCCGATTCCTCTAGTTTTTAATAGTTTACCATGTTTACCTTTTTCTTTGGCTTCACTTACATAATGATAGAATAAGTAATCTCCTAGCCAAGGCTTAGGAAACTTTTTAACTCTATTACCTTTTTTATTACCTTTAGTTTGTTTATCTTTCTCTACTAACCAAATAGGAGAGTAATTCCAATAGAAATATAATTCTCCTGGAATCCACTCACCATCTTCTCTTACTAGTCCATATCTCCACTTGTTTACTTCTTCTCTCCAAAAGTTAGCATAATCAGATTTAGGATTACTATTTGGTATAATATTTGTGTACTTACCAGTCTTTTCAAAAAATAAAGCTTTTTCCCTAAAGAAATCCATGCCTTCAAGAATATGAGGATTAGAAAGATCTATTTCTCTTCTACCATCTTCATATTCTACTTGTTCCCCATCATCATTAGTATAAGTCATTATGGGTTTATCTTTAATAAACCCTCTAACCTCTTCAGGCTGAATTAAGTTATCAATAAACTTAACACTGGCAATGAATCCAATAATTTCATCATATACTTCTTTTGGTAAAGTCTTCTCTAACTCTTCAGTAAGAGGAGTTTGATAACTATTCATTTTATAATTCATACGGACTCGTAATTAGTGTTGCTGTTGATAGCAAAGTTT